GATGGTGTTCATTGGACACGCCCGCATGTGGTCATACCATTCACATATGAAAACAAAATTGTAGGATACACCTGCAGATTTTTAGACAACCGTCAACCCAAGTTTATTTCGGACAGCCAGCCAGGCTATGTGTTTGGTACAGATTTACAGCACAAAGACTATACTAATGTGATTGTCACAGAAGGCATATTTGATGCACTAAGCATTGGTGGTGTGGCAGTCATGCACAATACCATAAGTGATGCACAAGCTAGATTGATACGCAACTTGGGTCGGGAAATAACTGTGGTACCAGACCAGGATCAAGCGGGCATAGAACTGGTGGATCGCGCTGTGGAACTGGGATGGGCGGTAAGTATACCCGAATGGCCAGAAGGATGTAAAGATGTCAATGATGCTGTGATTGTGCTAGGGCGTATTGGCACCCTGCTAACTATAATGGCAGCTAGAGAAACCAGTCGAATTAAGATAGAACTAAGGAAGAAACAACTTGTTAAAAGAATACAATAGACTTTGGGTATTTGGTGATAGCTATACTACCACTAATTATTGTGTTGATGCACAAGATTCATTCTGGGGATTAACTGCACAACTTATTAATGCATCAGAGATTGTAAATTGTTCGTGGCCAGGAAATAGTTTTGGAAGCGTCAAACACATGTTGATCAGCATGCAATCACAATTTGATTTCTCTGCTGACTTTTTAATCATTGGTATTCCGCCTTTAGAACGATTGACTGTGTTTGATAACTTTAAAGACACAAAATATTCTGCCACATGTATTGATGTTAACACATGGGAAAGTCACGCACAGCAGGTCAACTGTCACGTAGGATTACAAATAATAACAGGCGCTGATGCGCAACGCATGATAGTTTATGAAGATAGATCCTGGACTGAAACAAATGAGTTGTCGGCAATTTTTTTGCTTACTACTTGGTTAGACTCAGTTGGTGCTAATTACTTGATAGTGAATTTAAGCAAACCATTTGATGCTAATAACTTATGGGGACCGAGCGAATTTGTATTGCCATATTGTCAAGCCCATAACAAGTGCATATTGTTTGATAACACATACTACAGTGTAAACTTAAACAAAAATGAACCAGCAGATTTTAAACAGCATGGATGGATGGGGCATCACGGTCCTGCAGGCAATCGACATTTTTTTGAAATCAGCATAAAGGATAGACTTTGTTAAAAGAATACGGACTTGACGTCCAACGACTATTTTTAGAAATGATGCTGGAGGATGCACAAAGCTATGTGCGTGTTCAAAACATCTACAACCCACAAAACTTTGACAAGAGTTTGAGACCTGCGGCTGAGTTTATCAAAGAACACTCAGACAAACACAAGACCTTGCCGGACCGCACTCAAATCTCGGCGACCACTGGGGTCAAGTTGGCGGCTGTGCCAGACTTGAATGAAGGACACTTTGATTGGTTTATGGGCGAGTTTGAAGCATTTACTCGCCGCCAGGAACTGGAGCGGGCTATTTTAAAAGCCGCAGACTTGTTGGAAAAAGGTGAATATGATCCTGTTGAAAAGCTAATCAAAGATGCAGTACAAATATCACTTACCAAGGACATGGGTACAGACTACTTTGCTGATCCTAAAGCCCGTATTGAAAAGTACTTCAACTCAGGTGGTCAAGTAAGCACAGGCTGGCCGCAACTGGATAGATTGTTGTATGGTGGATTCAGTCGTGGAGAACTCAACATCTTTGCAGGTGGATCTGGTTCAGGCAAGAGCTTGGTCATGATGAACATTGCACTAAACTGGCTACAGCAAGGACTTAGTGGTGTGTACATCACACTAGAACTGAGTGAAGAGCTTACCAGTTTGAGAACTGATGCCATGCTAACCAACATGAGCACCAAGGACATTCGAAAAGACATAGACACCACAGAACTCAAGGTCAAACTTGTAGCCAAGAAGTCAGGCAACTATCAAGTAAAAGGCTTGCCAGCACAATCAAACATCAATGACATTCGTGCTTACTTAAAAGAGTATCAAATTCAAACTGGTAAGAAAGTGGACTTTGTGATGATTGACTACTTAGACTTGTTGATGCCTGTGAGTGCTAAAGTATCGCCCAACGATTTGTTTGTGAAGGACAAGTATGTTTCTGAAGAACTGCGCAACTTGGCCAAAGAACTGGGTATCTTAATGGTCACAGCGTCACAGTTGAATCGATCAGCTGTGGAAGAAATTGAATTTGACCACTCACATATTTCAGGTGGTATCTCAAAGATTAACACAGCAGATAATGTGTTTGGTATCTTTACAAGTCGTGCTATGAAAGAGCGTGGCAAGTATCAGATCCAGTGTATGAAGTCTCGAAGCTCGACCGGCGTTGGTCAAAAGATTGATTTGGAGTACAACATTGAAACCATGCGCATTACTGATGAAGGCGGGGATGACAATGAAAACGGGTTTAGCAAAAAACCCAGTTCAAGTATCATGGACTCGATCAAAGCAAAAAGCCAGGTTAGTGCTGCCACAGATGATGCTAAATCCGCACCTTGGGAACGACCACAGGCTCGAGACGGTTTTGATTTAGAAGCACCCAAAGTCACAGCTGACGTGCAAAGCGCCAAGCTCAAGCAGTTGCTAGGAAAGATCAAAACGTCATAATGCCAAATAATTTTTGCAGATACCTATCCAATGGGTATTCATTTACTTTGAAATCAAATGATGTACTAACAGTCAAACCTTGTTGTTGGTTTGCTCAAGAAATACCTGTTGATTCTGCTGTTCAAGACAATCGAAAAAAACTGTTTGATTCCATCACTGATTGGTCACCGGCTTGCAACAAATGTTTTCTATTAGAACAGTCCGGGCAACAAAGCATGCGACAAAGTGGACCAGACTGGGTGCCTGATGCTGAAAGTTCTCAGGATCCAGTAATCATTGATATCCATTTAGACAATGAGTGTAACGCAGCATGTGTTATTTGCAATCAACAAAGCAGTTCTCTCTGGACCAAAGAGCAATCAAAACTTCAAAATAAAAAAATAACAATTAAATCTACAACACCCATTGCTGCAATTGATCAAATTGTTTCTGCTGTTTCTTTAAAAAAAGTTAAGTACATTAAATTTTTTGGTGGGGAACCATTATTTACAGATACACATTTAAAGTTTTTGGAGCATGTGCCCCATCCTGAACAAGTCACTTTGCACTACACTACCAATGGGTCCATATATCCCAATGAAGAAGTTTTAAATGAATGGAAAAAATTTAAACTGATAATTTTTGCAGCAAGTCTTGACGGAATTGAAGAACAGTTTGATTATGTGAGATGGCCGCTAACTTGGGTCAAGGTCAGCAGAAATTTACTGCGAATTAGAGATAACAAAAATATCCATAATTTGATGTTTAGAATAGAATTTACAGCTAATTTTTTAAATGCTTATTATTTTGATAGATTGGAATCTTGGATACAACAAAATTTAGCAACAAATCAGTGGGGTGACAAAACTGACCTAAACGTACATTTTTGTTTTAATAGTGCCTGGGATCTGAATAAAATGCCAAAATCAGTTCAAAATTTAGTAATTGAAAAATATCCAATGGATCATGTAATACATAAGATGGTGGCAAACATTAAATCAACAAAATTGGTCAATTTGACCTCCTGGCAAAATTTTGTTGCTACCTGGGACATACGCAGAAATAATAGTTGGAAAACAGCTTTTCCGGACTTGATCGATTGTATTCAAACAACCTAAATCCGCTAAATAATCCAAAGGTCCCGGAGCAGATGCAAAAACGCACCCGCAGTTTACTAGAAGAATTAGACGATTTGTACATCGAGCGTGATCGCCGCCTGTTAATTGAAAACCGTGCGGCCAGCCTCATTGCTAATGCTATTAGATTGTTGGAACAAATTGACACAGAATTTCCGCCTGATCAAGCAGAAAATCTACAGCGCAAATTGCTGAATGCTATCCGCACCAGGGACTCAGGCAAATTTGCCAGATCAGTGAGAAGAACCAATGCAGATACATGAAATATTTCGTCGACGCACAAACGAAGGCATACTCAAGGGTGTAAAAACTCTACCCCCAAGAAATGACCGTGGACGATTCATGCCTGTTGCAGCCACTGGTGCGTTTAACAACATGGCTACCAACTTAACTGCACCCACCGCTGCACCAGCCCCGGCTGCTCCGGGCAAGTTGGGGTCAATTGCTAAAGCTGTGGGATCACATGTTAAATCTGCGGCATCAGATTATATCAAGCAAAAAACTGGATTAGATGCAGAATGGGGCAAAGCATCTCCTTACGGTGATCAACAAAAGGCTGCTGCCACCACGGCTGCTCCGGTAATCAAAGCACACGCAGAAAAACAACAAAAATTATGGGCAGATGGTGTAGCTAAAACTCTGCAACAAAACAATGTCAATGATCTTTCACAGCTAGACAGCGGAACCAAGGCCGGACTTCAAAGATCATTGATGAATCAAATTCATAGAAATTTTTTACAAAGCAAACTAGGTAACGATTACAAACAGTTGACAAATTATGTTGATCCAACAATGGCTGCACAAGCTGATGGTGTGGTTCAACGAATTGGCCGCGCTGCCAACAAAATAATGACCGTGGATCCGGCTCAAAGTTTGGCCGCATGGCAAGCACTGAGTCAAGCCACATATGACGCCATGAGCATGATGCAATTTAATAGTGGATCAGGCGGCAGTACCAAAGCTGGCAAAAAATCTGGCGCTGCCGGCTGTCGACGATGACGCTGCTGTCTTGTTGGTTTACACGTCTGGCACCACAGGTTTGCCAAAGGGCGCCGTTCACTCGCAAGCAGCTTTGCTGGCCAATGCCAAAGCCAGTGATGAAGCACACGGATTCAAACCGACAGACATTGTGTTGTCGA